CTGTTGGGAACGCCGCCATGTAGGGCAGATCCTCCTGTCGGAGGTACTCCGCGATCATAATCCGGTGTTCACGTTCGTCAGGGTAGTCTGCGGGCGGCTTCTCTACGATCCCCCGGCTCATCGGGTTGTCCTCGATGGTGCCGAAGGTGAGCGGACCTCGAAATCGAATCCCGTGAACTTGGACATTGCCGAGTTGCTCACGAAATGGGCCCGTATGTACCTCCCGCCCACCCGGCGCACTTGGTCGTACCATGTCCCGCTCGGAAACCCGATACCCCACTCGTCTGGAATGCCAAAACTTTCAAAGACTGTTTCTGATGACTGAGAGGAAAGAACCCGCGTCGAGTCCATCCAAGTCAGTGGCTGCATCGGCGGGTACTCGTTTGAGTTCAGGCTGCCGGAAGCACTGCCAGAGAACGTGCCACCCCCGGCAAAGATTGGCCGAATCCAGCGGAGCATCGCCCGCTGTCCCCCAGGCATCTCAAAGTCGCCGGTAGTCAGTTCTGCGGTCAGCGTGTCCACCGTATCGTTGTAGATTTGGAGAACCCCACTGCTATCGATTGCGGCCAGGGAGCGGTCCCCAGACCGGACACCCAGACCGTCGAGGTTCGCGTCCTGTAGGATTGTCGGATCTGGGCCTGTGGCGTTGTCCATCTTGTACGATGCGTAGGGTGCCGCGTCGAGGTTGCCGCCAATCACACTGCTCACACTGTCGAGTATCGCCTCACAGGCCAAGCCCGTCAGTTGGAACCACTTCCCCACGTTGGGCCGATAGGCGAGTACCGTTGTGGGCGTGTTCCCGCCCTGCGCCATCGTCCAGTAGATCGATTCGGTTTCAGCGTTGTATACTGCGGTCGATAGGTCTTTTGATGCGCTCGACGTTCCCTCTCGCCAGTAACGATCAACCTTGGACTCGCCTACCGGACTCAATGTACTCCCGTTGCAGGCTAGGAACCCCTCGGAGCTTGGGAAGTAGACCACTCCACCCACCGCAATGGCCGCGTTGGGTATGTTGCAGCCGCGATTGGAGTCGAGCTTCCTGAAGGAGAAGAAGTTGGAGCCACCGACATAGTCCATCCGCCAAACCTGACGCTCGCGGAAGATCGCACACCACTCCCCTGCCGGTACGATTGCAGTGATCTCGCCCCCATCACCGTCAAGCACCTGAAAATCAGACTGTGCATTGATCGCTGCGGCACTGCCTATCCCAGGCCAAGAGGCAGGTTGACCTATAGCTGACCAGTGAAGGCCCGCACGCTGAGTCCCGATGATAGGCCCGTTTGTCGAGCCCGTGTTATGGATATTGCCAAGGATTAGGAACTCTTTGAAGGTCGCGCACACATCCGCCTGAGACGCTTCGGATGAGAGGGTAGCCATCACGTTGGTTGATGCGTTGGGCGCGTTGCCTTCCGTATCGATTGAGCAGGGCACGATGTTGCGTCCAACCATGATGATCCGGTCACCGTAGACAACGAAGTTCATCCTCGATTCGGAATCCATGCTAGTGAGTTGGGTGCCGGTCGGTTTGATCTCGATCCACTGCCCCGTACTCCATAGGATGTTCACCCCTCGACCAGCACCGCCATCCTCTGCGCTGCCCACGATGGTGAACTTTGTGCCGCCCTGAGTGTCCCCTGACATTGCCCCACGCGCCCTGAACGGGATCGCAGATACTCCCGGCACCGGGTTCCGGCCATTGAATGATCGGTAGCCTGTAAGCGTGGGGTACACGTTGTCGGCCTGCGAAAGCCCAGGCAAGGCAATGGGGTTCTGGTCTGGTAGCCACTCTCCGAGTTCCATCATCGGCATCTAGATACGAAACGCTCCATCCGAAGTAACGCCCTCCGCGTACATACGCCCACGCGGTCGATGCCGCGCCCTAACGTCCGCAGCGTGAAGGCCATCAATAGCTTTGCGATACAGTCCCTCAAATTCCGCAGAGCGCGCAGCATCTGCTAGATACGGTTGAGCCTCAAACAGAACCCCGTACAAGTACACGTCCGGGGCTATAGTGAGCAGGGTGTTTGTCTGGGACGCAGATGCTAGACCGTCGAACTCTTTGAAGTAGTTCATCGTGTAGGTCCGAGTGGCCGAGTCGGTCAGGGGGGCGAACTTCAGGTCTGTGCCCAGCACCGTGTAAAATCCCGGCTGCCCGGTGCCGCTCCTAGAACTTTCGAGCGACCAGAACTTCTGCGGTGGCAGATACTCAAGCGTGCCGCCCGTCGATCCCGTCTCATAGAGGTCTATGATCTCAAGGAACCCGGTAGGCAGCGCCTGGGAGGAACTGGCAGCGAGTGTGAAGTCCTCCTGGGCCTCCATCTCTCGGATGCGGATATCGCGCCGGAACTTCGACTCCGCAAGGCCCAGCCATGTGTCGAACATATTCCCGATATCGTCGTAGGCCATGTAGGTCTGGACGTTTGTCTTGAGGGTCGAGTAGTTCGTGATCTGAGCCATCAGATTTTCCCTGGAGCCGTGCGTAGGTTGGAGTAGTCGCCATCGTTCAGCTTACGGGCGATCGCGGCCTTGTCCTCATCGTTCCCTCGCCAGATGTTGATGTTCTCCTCGATCGACCACTTTTCGAGGATCTCGTAAGGGATCTCGGCGACCTTCACATACTCGCCACCGTTCCAGAGTGCGGTGGACTTCCTCTCCGCGTTTAGGAAAGCCTTGTTCATGGTCAAGATCTCGCCGATGTTGTCCTGCTCGGAAACGATGGTCAGCGTCTTGTCCATATCATCGAACTTCATCTTGCGCTTCATCGGATCGCCCGGATCGTCCTTGAGCGTCTGCCACTGGCTCATGTCCCCACCTCACAAATCATCCCCGGGCTCACCCAGGGCATCTGATCTGCCTCTACACGATTGTCAGGCACTCCAAGCAGGCTGAAGCACGCCTCATGCCATGTCTCCAGAACCACACTCACCAGCCTGTCCCACTCTTCTTCGTTGCGTGTTAGGGGCTTGAAGCGTTCGTTGAGGGCCTGTGCGGGGCCTTCTCTCATCATCGCCATGCAGAACTGGTGGGCCTTAGATGACTCACTGGCCGAGACTGTTGCTGGGAGTATGAGCATTATAAGTGTCAACACCGCCGGAAGATTGATCACGGGCATAGACTCGCATACGTTGGTAAGCAAGTAGCAGGCTCCTGATACGAAACAGTGGGGTTGGCAACGGTAGCGGGCCAAGCCTCTTCTATTGCTGACTGCATCGCGCAGACGGCTGCCAATAACTCAGCGTTAGATCCAATATCGCCTCTCAGATTATCGGAGTAGTTTGCCGCAGAGAAGTTTTGGACGTAATCGCAGCTAATGGGTCTTTGGGGAGACGATGGGTTGCCAGAAATGGTCTGACCGGAGTTTGGGTTCTTAGACAAGATGTAGATATCACCAGATGCGTCTGGGTCCATGCTCGCCTGCGCCTGCCACGGGCGACCTTCATCTGGGCAGAAGACCAAAGAGGCATCGCAACCGTAAATGTTCAAATCGCCTACGATGGTTATCCCGAACAAACTATCCTGATCAGATGCCGTGCCGTATATGAGTGGAGTGAAGTTTCTCCCTGAACCGTCGTGGGTGCCGGGGTTCACCGTGTTTGGGAAGTATTGTGCAGCCCGAGGGGCGACCAATTGGACGATAGTTTCCGCTACGTCTGCAAAGTTCAACCTTGCCGCCGAAGACGTATTCCTGAGTCTCTTGGGTATGCTTCCGTAAGCCACCACAAACGGGACATTGTATCCGGTCCCTGTGTTGGCATTTTTACCAAAACCTGATCTGGAATTAGCCGGGGCTGATGCTCCGATTAAAGTTGTCGCTGGAGTAGGCTGCACTGTGGGCGCATTGGGAATAAATGCCCCCGTGCGGTTGGAATAAAGATCGCCCGCAGAACCGTTGTCCCCTGTGAATATAATCAGGGTGTTTTCCAGACCGTGCGGGCCTAGCCATCCAATGAGCGTTCCCAAGTAATCGTCTAGCCACTTTAGCTGAGTCATTTGGCAGTCAAACCATGGCTTGTATGCTGGGATACTGTCCGCCCCGCCCGCATACAATATAGCAAACTCGGCGGCATCGTAGTTTGGGGTAGGCCCCTTAAGGGCTGAGTTGCCAGTGGGGAATGGAAGAGTCGTGAATGCGGCTTCCTGACCGGAAGTGGGATAGACGTACTTCCTACCGGTAGCATTGGCGGTTCTTTCTTGGGTGCAGTTGTACGAACCACCATTGTGGATAGAGTGCGGACTCAATGCAAGGATGAATGGATTCCCGGTTTGGTTTTCAAACCAGTTTGACTGAGCGGGGGTTTTAGAGTCATACAGACTCTCTATGTACTGTTCTATCTGGACAAAAGCTGCCTCATCCCGCCACATAATCTGTGTACCACCGATTGTCCAAAGGGCAGTCTCATTGACAGGGACGGGGCCGGGACTGGCTAGCCCAGACCATTGGGGAAGGGTATCAACCCAACCGAATCCATTCCCGCCTGCACTTGGTATGCTCGGGAAACACCCGGGCATGGTGCAGTCATTAGCCGGGCTACTTGACCCAAGTAAACCCTTTCCCCAGTGAGCGATAGCGTAAGCGTCCCCAGTTATGTCTTGTATTTGCCGCATGGGCGCGGCTTGGCCCAAGTTAGGACCGGATTCAGAAACATTTAGGGTAAAGTTGTTCCCTCTCTGGAGCATCTCGCGGGTCGCGGCACAGAACGAGCCTGACCACATCCCCGTGAAATTGATGCCGTTGAGCAACAGCTTGTTGAGGTTAGGCCAATGCGAACTAGGTCGAACCTCATAACTTTGCCCTAGTGGAGCCGCAGTAGCATCGAAACTCACATCACCAACGGAATTCGCGTAAGGGGACAACAACTGCTGGTACTGTTCCCGCCCAAGCTCATCAACCATGATGAATATTATGTTGGGGTGTCGGGATGCCTTGGTAACAAAACTTGCCGAACCACCTGAGAATGAGGAAGTCATCCCCACGCAAGGGATGAAGACCGTCAAGAATAACGCTATGAACCCCCTAATCATGGAATTACCTCGGCAGTGAAGGTCACATCCATTGCTGTGATCCCGGCACAAGTGTTGCCTCCTCTGAAGAGACCAAAGTAGTCGTAGTTGGAGCCACCACCTGTGGCCGTTGTGGTTACAATGACAGTCAGTGTCTCTTCAGCATCGACAGTGGACGAGAGGGGGAAAATAAGCTGACGATCAGGCGTGCCGTCATCGGCGTTACCCTCCCACATAGTAATGATGCAACCAGTCCCGGTGCCAGGTGAAGTCCCTGCTGTAATTGTGGCAGTCATAGTTAGACTCCAGTCCGTAGATGCCCCTACCCCCACATGGGAGATTCCTATCGGGCCGCTACAACCGGCTGTCGGAGGGGTTATGCCTGCCGCAGTACAAGTATTTAAAACTGGGGGGTCGTAGATGACCTCGGCTCCGGGCGCGTAAGTCAGCACCTCGCCGAAGGCGAGATACCCGGAATTCCCAGCGCTTCCTGAAAGTCGGTAGGGACTCGTTTCTACTATCCAGTCTCCACCGGGGTCTTGCGCAGTGACGATATTCCTCAAAGAAGTCCGAATTTTGAAGGCATTGTTGAAGATGGGGCAAAACGTGTTGATTGAACCATCTGCCCCAATAGTGCAAATCACGGAGCGGTCTAGGCTCGTTCCACCAAGGCCCAACGTGAATGCATCTGGTCCTAAGCTAGAACCCTCCGAGAGTACGATATTAGACCCAGTGGCCGCTGCCGGGGTGGCTATGATCCCCGCCCCTGCATCATTCAATACTAGGTTCCCAGTGGCGTCTTCGCAGATGCCGGATGCGGCGGGGCAAGTGCCAAGGCCACCACCACCCCCACCGAACGCATTACCCTGCGCCAGGGAAACGGATGGCAGGCAAAGCAGAACCGCCGCGAAGAGTACGCTCATCAACCGACTCATTGAGATCCACTCCCCGTGATTGTTACGAGAGAAACTTCTGCGCCTGCCGGTGCGGTGGATACTTCGATCCACCATGAGCCGGTGAGCATCACAAAGCAGTCGGTCGGGATACCGGACAGTGTCGAGGTGCTAGCCGCTGAAGGGATAAAACTCCCAACCTTCAGGCCACTGGAGGAGACCCTCCAGAACTTCACCACCGCAGCACCCGCAGACGCGCTACCCGTATCGGAGTCGAAGCAGGCGATCGCGTTGTAGCTCGGCACGCTGAAGGTCATTGAGTTACCGGTATTTGCCGCGTTGCTGCCGAAGTAGCAAGTATCGCCGGAGTCGATCGAGCAGGACCGGGTGCTTGTCGGAGACTGCTCTCTTGTGAGTTGCTTGGTTCCTGAGTTGGCGTATGCCGTGCCCGCAACCATTGAGGCAAGGAGCCCGAACATTGGGACAAGTGTGACGAACTTCATGGATTTGCTCCCTACCTAAAAAACAGAGTGGGCGACTGGGGCAGGGATGGAGGCATCCAAAGCCCCACCCCAGCCACCCGGTGAACTTGCTAGTTGAGGTCTGCGATGAGACCGTGGGCGTAGGTGTTAGACACCTGAAGCGTCCACTCGACAGTCATCATCCGATCCTGACCGTCTCCGACCACCGCGAGATCCTGCTCTTCCCAGGGTCGCAGGTACGCGACACCGATCTGCTCGGGGTCGATCAGCCAAACATCCCGATCCACTGTCGTAACCTTCCGAAGGTGACGCGATGCCACTACGGAAAGTTGCCCGTAGTTGCTGACGTAGACTTCGGCGGTGCCCATGATCGTGCGACTTGACCGATCGGAGCGGGTTACATTGTTGCCGCCCGTTGCCGTGTTTGCGAGACCATCGAACCCGCTGAAAACTCCGCGCTGCTTCGCGCCAGCCACGATCAGGCTCGGCTTGCCGCCATCAGTCCAGCAATCCTCGATCACATCGGTCAACAAACCTTCAGTAAACGCTCGTTGCTTCGTTGTGGCCGCTTCCGTATCCACTGCGGCCCCGTCGAAAGTGCCAGGGTCCGCACCAGATGTACCCGTACCTACCGTCCCTCGGCTGGCGTTTCGTACCCAACTGTCGAGGCTCGCGGAACGCCTCGTTGCGGACGAAGACTTGGCGATGTGGGAGGTCGTAATTGCCATATCCACATCGGTCTTCAGTTCGCGTGCCGCCTTTGCTGCCGCGTATGCGATAGCCGAGTCGAATCCGGCATTGTTGACCGACTGCATCGTGTTCGACACCCCGTAGACCTTCTTGCTGATCTGGGTGTAGTTACCCAAGCGTGTCTGGGTCAGGTTGTCGGTCACAGTGCCCGAAGCCGCGCCTTCCGCTGCCGCGTTGCTGGCACTGGGTGCGATGAGCGTGTCTTCCAGCCATTCGTGGAGGGTTGACGTTGCGGTGAGCGTTTTCGCTGCTGAGAGTACCGGAGTCTCGCTCGGACTCAGGTTCTCGATGATAGAGCCGAGATCCTCGCGAATCCCTGCCATAGGTGCAGTTGTTACTGATTGTCCCATCTTGAATTACCTCGTTTTATTGAGTTGCTCTCGGCGCAGGAACGCATTCGCGATTGCGTCGAGAGAACTATCCGTTTTCATTGCGCTGACACTCTCATTGAAAACCGACTGTTCGCGTTGCCCGGGGTCAACAGGAACCCCGGCCCGGACATTGGGCATCGTTGAGAGTTTCTTACGGATTCGAGGAGTCGCTTCCCTTACCGTCATGCCTTGCTCATCGGCCAGCATTGCTTTGTAGGCGATGAGGACTTGACGGGGATCTACTACCTGATTCCAATTCTCCGCTGAGAGACCTCCTCCCGTTGGAGACGTGATCCACCGTCCGACCTGCTCGTAGGTGGCATCAAAGTCTTTCGCGAACGCTGGCTCCATCGACTGAAGCTCTGAAATCGCTCGCGGTATCTGTTCCTGTCTGGCCTGCTGGTTCAGCGCGTTCTGCTCCTGATAGGCCATCTGAAGCATCTGGTCTCTGCGCTGGTTGTCCTGCATCCTCGCGGCATACTCGCCTGGGTTCTGGACCCTCAGTGCCTCAAGCTCTCGCGGGTCTTCTTTGTGGTTCGCGAGTTCCGCCTGAAGTTGCTGCGCCACGGCGTTCATCCGCTCTGCGGCAGCGGCCTGATCCTGGGTGACACTCTGCGCGTAAGCCTCGACCTTGCGCCGGTCCTCGCCCAACTCCTGAGCCTTCCGGGTGTAGTCGGACTCGCGGTGATAGCCCGCGATCAGTTCATTGAGCGGGACTTCGGTGGCCCTGCCATCGACCATCACCTCGACAAAGGATTGCTCTTCACCCTCACCCGCCGCAACCTCTTCCGCCTCGGGCCCGGGCTCCTGCTGCTCTACCACCTCATCGGCCTGGGCCTCTGCTACTGGCTCGGACTCTTCAGCGGCCTGTGGCTCGGGGGTGGCAATCGCGGCTGGCTCACCCTTAGCGAGGTTGAAAAATCCCTGTGCCGCATCATCCAGCGCGCCATCGAATGACTTCTGTGAAACGAACTCCGACTCTGCTTCTGCCATCATTGCCTCCCGTTCGTGTATTGACCGTCAGCTTCTTCACGCGCTGCCGCAGCGGCCATCTGGTAGCTGCGGAACATCTGATCCTCTTCGCTCGACTGCTTCACTGATTCGCGTGCCTTGGAGGCCCGGTCTGCCTCGGCCTCTCCCTGGGCGATATATGCGTGGAGCGTTGCGCGAATGTCCTGTACCGCTTGACTCTTGAGTGTCCCCCGGAACGCTTCCTCTGCGTTGGTCGCTACCCGGCACTCCGAGAGGGCGCGGCTTTCGACATAGTTCAGGGCCAGCACGAAGGTCTCGTTTTCGAGGAGAGCCTTGGCCTCACGCCCCAGCGACTCAGGAGTGAAATCTGTGGGTTGCTTTGGTGGCGCGGCTTGGACTACCTCGGGCTCGGGTTCTTCCGCTCTGCGGTTCACTTTTGCCCTTGCCGCCTTCTTCTTCTGTGCGCTCTTCTTCACTGCCATCAGATGCCTCCCTCAAGTGCGCCTAGGATTGCCGGGTCGATTTCTTCCATCGGTGCTGCGCCTGCCGGTGGCCCCTGCGGAGGCATTCCGGGTGGTGGTCCCTGGGGTGGCATCTGCGGTGGCATACCCATCGGAGGCATGGGAGGCGGGGGAGGCATGGAGGGTGGTGGGGGCGGTGGGAAGTTGAAGCTCGGATCATCCATCGGGATACGCGCACCTTCCATCCGCAGCTTCGCCACATCCAGTTCGTGCCCAACCTCTTTGCTCTTCGCGTCCGCGAGTGCCTTGAAGCGGTCCACTTCCATCTTCTGACGGTCCAGTTCTACGCGCATGATCTCGATCTGCTGCTGGGCCTCGATCGCCTCCTGGGCCGGGTCTGGCTTCGGCTCCTGTGGCGGGGACATAGCGGGATCGGTCACGAACCGGGACGAATCCTTGAATCCAAGTGCTTCGACCAAAGCGGTCGCGGTCTCGTATGCGTTCTGTGGGGTCACCATATTGGAGAGGCCAACCGATGTGAGTTTCTCCTGAAGCGATGCGATCGTCTGGAGGTTGCTGATCCGCTCCATCCTCGATCCATGACCAGGCCCACATTGATCCGGCAGTCGAGGTTGGTCGCCCAGTCGCTCGGGTTGACTGGAGTCCACTCCCCTCGGAGCTTGATCATAAATTCCTTGCCGACATGGAGCAGCAAGGCCCGGTAGATCAACTCAAACATCCGCTTGATGCCGGTGTCGGCGAAGATCCTCGCGTACATCGTGATTCGCTGGGCAGCGGCAGAACTCTCGACCATCACGCCCAGTGCGGTCTTGTTCACTGCGTTGGGGGATATGCCCGCGCCCTCGGGTGAGATCCCGGTGCGGCTCTTCAGCATCTGCTGGTGGAGGCTCAGTGCCGGGATCATGTCCTGCCCGTTGCTGGGCGTTTGCAGGGTGCGGATTGCTCCGGGTGCGTACTCCTCGACATATCCACCGGGTCGCGCATCCAGCAACTGGTCGAGGTTCGCCATCGGGAGCGCGGTATCACCACTCCCCTGCGATAGGACGATCGTGCGGGGGTCGGTATTCAGGTAGAGGCTATCGAGGTACTGCCGCCAGAGAGTGGTGTTGATGTTCTGAATGTCCGAGACCGTGTCGGCAATCGAGAGGCCGGACCAACGGTGGGGGACGGGAATCGGAGTGATTGAGGCGAAGGGGTGACCCTCTACCGTGTCCTCAGCGAGAATTGTCGATGCGTAATCGCCTCCGACACAGACCCGCCACCACTCCGAAATCCCATCCCCGTCCCGATCAACCAAGACGAAGCACTCGTAGATCGTTACGGGGCGCTCACTGTCGCTCCGGTCGCCTGTGGAGAACGGGGAAGCGTCATCCTGCGATGCGCGGACGTTGTACTCGCCCAGGCTCCCGCCTGAAGCATTCGATGAGGGGAGCGACTTCACCTGCTGAGGGTCGAACCCCCAGGCCAGAAGTTGGGATATGGTGGTCTCGATGCGCTGGGCAGCGAAGCGGCACGATGTATCGGTCAGGGACTTAGCGTCCCGGTTAATCAGGAAGTTCTCCGGGGCCACGTTCTCGATCTTCACGCGCCCATCATTGGGGCGGCGTACACCCTTGATCGTGAAGCGGAGCAGATTGGGGTCGATGCTCTCCGGGTCCACATCCTCCGGCAGATCCACCAGTTCCTCGCCCTGCCAGACTTGCTCGGTGGCCTCTTTGAAGTCGAAGTCGGTGTCGCTTTCGAGGAGGATCACCTCCTCCAGGGTCTTCCCCTCGTAGGTCTCAAAGAACCCCTCGCTCGACGTGTCCCAGTAGACCTTGACGATGCCGTTCCGCTGAATCAGCGAGTCCTTCATCATCGTGTAGAGGGCCATGAAACCCTCGTTCTCGTTGAAGACGTAGTTCACCGCATCGGTCGCCTGCTGGGCAACCTCTTCGTCCTCCGGGTTCCGGGCAGTGAACCGTGCCGTCTCGGCACCGCTCGTAAAGATCTCCATCAGGCTGGGCAGCAACTGCTCGACCTGCTCAAATGTGACCCGGCTGATGACCTGGGAGCGTCCCGCACGTTCGTCGCCCCGCGCATTGCCAAAATACTCGTTCAGGGTCTGCCTGCGGGCCTTGGAGAGCTTTGAACCCGTCCACCCTGCACTGCTGTCGATCTCGGATCGGATCACGCCCAGGAGCCTCTGGCTGCCCAGGTAGTCCGGTCGCTCCTCGGCCACCTCTTGCTCGCTCTTCACATCTCCACCGTATCCGACACCCATCAGGTCACCCATCCAGAGGCCACCTTGGGCCGGTTAACTGTTCTCTGCTCTCGCAGTCCCATCGCGAGATAGGTGAAGGCATCCGCCCCATGACTCGCCCAATCGTGGACCGGGGTCGGATGAAGCTCTCCGGTGCGGACGTTCTCTGCCCGGTGCCATGAGCGGAGAGCCTCAAGACCCTTCGCGCACTTCTCTTCGTCGATCCAGCACCGGGGGAGCAGCCTGCGCCCCGCATCAATCCGTTCGTCGATCTCACTGCGCCCGCTCTGCGATACCCGCGGCAGTACCCGGAAGTTGATCCCCAACTCCTGGGCCACCTCCAGCCGGGATCGCCCGGTGCCGAGTTCTCGGACACCGATATCGTGGGGGGCTATATGCTCGCCATAGACATAGGGCTTGTTCTGGAGCTCGCGGGCGTAGTAGGCGAGACCCTCGCCGCTGTTCTCCAGATAGTCGATGAGGCGGACCTCCATCCCTACCTGCTGGTAGAACCAGACCGATGTGCTGTCACCTACGCCAAGATCCCAGGAGGTTCCCACCTTCACTGCCGGGTCGTAGGGCACCTTGCCCACCCGCTTCTCTTCCTCAATCTCGCGCAGCACCTTCCCGAAGATCGCACCCCTGACTGCGGCCACCCGGATGCACTCAAACTCGCGGGCGTACTCCTCGGTTGAGAGGATCGACTCGTTGGAGCGAAGCTCATCCGCGTCGAGGTATCCCGTCTCGCTCGCCTTGTAGATCCTGCGGAACCAGTCATCGCTGGTGCCTGCCGTATCGAAGACCTGACCCAGCGGGCCCGAGACCGCTTTGAATGTCCCGATGAAGTAGGCATCCCCTCGACGGTCGGAGATGGCGGGCCGCACAGCCTCGGTCCATGTCCGCATCGAGCAGAGATCGAACTCATCGAAAATCACAGTGTCGAAGTAGAGCCCGCGCAGATCGTCGCCCTTGCGGTCATTGGAAAACAATCTGATCCGAGACCCGTTCGCGAAGTCGATGCGTAGCTCCGACTCATTGAACTTCAGAAACTCGCGGGGCAGCGTGTTCGTGTACCGCTTCAGTTCATCCCAGAGGATGCTCTTGGCCTGGGAGTAGGTGGGACCGATGAAGGCACCGCGCCAGTCCGACTTATCAGTTGCCAGCGCCCTGCGTATCAGTTCGTTGGCAAAGCACACAGACTTGCCGAACCGACGATGGCAGACCGCGACCCCAAAGCGATGCGTATCGCAGAGGTCATGGATCGCCTGCTGGGCGGGCCTGGGCTCGTATGGAATTTGGATGGCGGTCATTTCAAGCCACCTAGGGGCTGTTTCTTTCCGCGCTTCCAGATTTCCATCATTTCCACAGACGGATTACCGTATCTCTTGTAGTCCCAATCTTTTGGCACTTGCTTCGGGTCGAAGGAAAACCGATCCACTGTAACCGCTCCATGTCTCCGATACTTCTCGGTCAATGGGTCTTTCGATTTCAAGACGTTGAATGCGTCTAGCTTCGTGGCTCCCCTGTCTATGGCGTCCTCCATCGCAGACATTCCCAGGCCGCTTACCTTCTTGTCTGTGTGAAGAGAGAACAGGCCACCGAAGTCGCCGTCAGTCGCCAGCGTGTACCCAATCTTCCCATCGTCTGACAGGAATGTTCTTGCCCCACTTGCCGTTAGTTCGTCGGCTGAGTAAGGGGTGAGCATCTGAGCCCTGTCCATATTTCCTTGTGCCTTCACATAGTCTTCAGGCGATACCTCTTGGTATTTGATTGAGTCCCAAGCCTTGCGGAGTTCCTTCGTTACCTTCTGGCCCCCGGTCGGCAAATCCCTGGCGTAACCAACGGGCAAGTTCCCCTGCAAGATGTCTCTGAACGTCTCCAGTTCAGTCTTCCCTTGCGCCGAAGCGAGACGCTTCACTACATCGTTGATCTGCTCCATCATGCCGCGTGCATCGGTCACGTTTGTGTCCGCAGCACCGCCCACCCACTGCGAGGCCATCGTTTGCGAGGGAAGCAAGTCATAGGACGGGGCAAGCACATCCTGATGGAATTTCTCGTATGCCTCGGCCTGTGAGTGTGTCGGTGCATCTATGTCCCAAATCGGACGCACCGCGTGCCGATCGGCTGGAGCCGCTGACCAATTGCCCAGAATTGCGTCAGCGAACCTAGGCACCTTGGCGGTCTTCGTGGGATCCAGGGCACCGCCGACTGAGCGCAGACCCACCACTGGGTCTCCGGCCATAACCGCGCTCTGGACCCGCGCCGCCATCGGCATATGGGACTGATACCCAGCCAGGGCACCGATGGGGGAATAAGGTTTAACTCTGTTCGCCCCGCTGCCCGGAAGCGTCAAATTCCCAACCCCGTAGCGGCCTTGGTGTGCGTTCAGCCAGTAAAGGGCGCGCTCCACATTCTTTTCTACATCGCTGACTGGAGAGCCAGCGCCCATGAATCCACCGAATAGCTGGAATACCGTTTCGGCCTGATCTGCTGGGAGTTCGTCATATAGGGCATCACGCAGTGGTGATACGTCATACCAATTCTCCCCCACCTCCCTCGCCCCCGGCTTGTCGATGAGTTCGCGTAGCCTCGCCTCTTTCCCTTCGATCTGGGCACGCGCAACGTCATACCCCTTGCCGGGTGGCCGATCGGTTGCCCTGAAGGGCAGAGGTTTGTTCGTCAGGTACTTGCCCATGCCCTTGTTTTTCGCCAGTTCCCAGGGCGTTGCCAAGAACAGACCCGCTTCCTTCCAAGGTAAGGCGGCGGCACCTTTCAGGACCTTGGCACCACTTCCGAACGGGAGGTCGAGCAACGTGGGCGCAGTAGCCTCGGCCATGAAAGCGCCGCCCGCACTGCCCCCGCCCTCCATGTACTTTTCACGGGCCTGCTCTAGCTTCTGGTTGGATGCTGCTATGCCCGGGGCCCGTGCGTGCCCTCGCGCAAAAGTCGCCTCCGGGTCTGACGCCATACCTCGGCCAGCCATCAACTCGCGGCGCTGCATCTCGCCATGTCCCAGGCCCGCAAGTCCGCCACTAATGCCATACGCGAGTCCTCCGAGTTGCTCGGTCCCCTCCTCGATCTGTCTGCGCCAGTAGTCGAGCCAGTTCTTGGACGGTATGGAACTCGCCCTGCCCTGGGGACCGGAGCCACCCACAAAGTTTCCGAATCCAAACGGTGCCGTCATTGCATCAGCCCGCCCATCGGTTGCTCTTGCTGACTCAGAGCGCCCGCTGCGGCACCGCCACCGATCAGTCCACCGCCCACTTGGAAGAGCGGGAGGCCACGGTTGGCGGGTGGAGCCACGGCGCGCTTCGTCAGGGGGTCTAAAATCTGCCGGGTGATATCCCCGTGTATCCCGTTGCCCATAACAATCTTGGCAGGGCCAAACCCGCCCCGCTTCCCTGGCTCGGGGAGTTTGAACTCATCGGGGAGTCCCATCAGTCGCGCCATCATCCTGGGCGTGACCTTCTTCGTTGTCCCGTCAGGCAACAGTATCCGGGGGGTCGCGTGATCTGAGGCGAGCAGGGTCGGGGAAGGCCCGCCCGCGTTCGCCGCATACGGAACATCTTTCGACGCCGACTCGCCCATCGTGATGATCGGCTTGGACGGGTCTAGGCGTCCGTTGTCCACATACCTCTGAATCCGCCTCAACTCATCCGGCCCGATCTGGCTATCCGGGGCCTCATCGAGGAGGTCCGCGACCGACTCAAACCAGTCCGCTGGCCCGGTCTTCTCGGGCAGGGGCGGGAGTTCGCCGTCCCTCACCGCTCGGAGAATCATCCTGGGTCGGGTCTGCGCCCCACCGTAGTCTGCGGGGTCGATCACATCGACCGAATAGGTGTAGCCCGCATCGTCGAGGGACTTCGTGATCTTGTCCATCATGGGCGTCCCGATGTAGCCGGGCACGTTCTCGACCGTCACCACGGGGGGGCGCGCCTTCTCGACCACAGAGGCAACAGATTCTGCACTCCGCATATCGTCTACTGTCGGCTTCGCTCCCCGCTTGATCTTGGAGAGGTTCTTACAAACGGGGCTGGCGTGGAATAGGTGCGGGTTGGCTTTCGCAACCTCTTCCGGGTCAACGTCGAAGACGCTCCTGGGCTTGTAGTTCGTGCCGTGCGCCTTGTTAAAACTCTCCACGATGGCTGGCATGAACTCAACCGCATGGACGCTCTCCGCGTCTGGCATCGCTCCCTCGACCGTGCCCGTGCCGCTGAAGAAAGACGCGACTCTGGTCTTCTCTGCGCTGGCTTCGGCGCGGGGGGTGGCTTCGACCAGTTTGTCGGCATTGAATACGGCAACCTCTCCCGTGTCTTTCGCGTAGACACCATCTATGCCTGCCGCTCTGGCCTTCGCGTTGAACTCGTCAGCCCATGCGCGATTAGTCTGCACCTCACCGTTCCACGTCGGCACCTCTTCCACGCCCAACTCTTCGGCCAACCTCTGACCACCAGCACGTCGCTCGTCAACCACCCGAATGTTCATTTCACCAAGTCCGAGGCGGAGAACATTGGACTCAGTTCCTGGGCGCATATTCGCGTACTCGCCCGCAATCCTCGGGTCGATGGTCACATAGAGCCCGCGACCAAGTGCCCCAGCATCTCCGTGCCTGCCACCCACGTCCGCAGACAACTCTGCGAGCGAAACCTTTGACCCGGTGCCGTGATAGAACACGAAGCCCTCGGGAGATTGGGGTCGCTCCCCTGGGTTTGCTTCTAGCAAGGCAGTGGGGGCTTCGGCGCGGGGGGTGGGGGCGGGGGTGCGCTTGCCTCCACGCGGGATTGCTCCCAGCGGAATCGATGCCAACGCGCCACCCACCTTCGGTGCCACTCCAGCGACAAATCCAGCCGCCTTGCCGAACGGGATAAAATCGAGGATATCG